CTGCCGCACCAGCAGGAGCCGGAGGACGGCAACTACGACACGTGGCTGATGCTGGCTGGCCGCGGAGCGGGGAAGACCTACACGGCAGCCAACTGGCTTGGGCTACGAGCCGCGCTGTACAGCAGCACCCGCTGGCTGGTCTGCGCGCCGACGTCGAGCGACATTCGGGCAACCTGCTTCGAGGGCGACTCTGGGCTGATGAACATCATACCCATGTCGCTGATCAGGGACTACAACAAGTCGCTGTTTGAGATTCACCTGAAGAACGGCTCGATCATACAGGGCATCCCAGCATCCGAGCCGGAGCGACTTCGTGGTAAGCAGTTCCACGGCGGCTGGTACGACGAGCTTGCGGCGATGGACTACCTCGACGAGGCATGGGATCAGGGACAGTTTTGTTTGCGATTGAAAGACCCGCGCATTGCGCGCGTGCAGACGATTGTGACTACAACGCCAAAGCCCAAGGAGCTGATCGTTGACCTGAACGAGGGCAAGGTTGGCGGCGAGGTGTACGTTGTCAATGCGTCATCATACGACAACCGTGACAACCTGTCAAAGTCTTTCTTCAATGCGCTTGAGACGTACGAGGGTACGGACATGGGCAAGCAGGAAATCTACGGGGAGATTCTCGACCCCGAAGACGCCGGCATTGTCAAGCGCAAGTGGTTCAAGATGTGGCCGGCCAAGTCCGAGACCCCAGAGCTGGAGTACGTGATCGCGTCCTATGACCCAGCGACATCCGAGAAGACGCACAACGACCCGACGGCATGCACGATCTGGGGAGTGTTTGAGAAGCTGGACTCCGGCACGTGCATCATGCTGCTGGACGCTTGGGACGCGCACATGTCGTACCCTGAGCTGCGAAAGCGGGTGATCGCGGACTACAAGGAGGTGATCTACGGCGCGGACAACAAGTTCGGCAAGGGTCGAAAGGCAGACCTTATCCTGATCGAGGACAAGTCCGCGGGCATCTCGCTCATCCAAGAGCTGCAGGGAGCCGACCTGCCGGTGCGCGCCTACAACCCCGGTCGCGCCGACAAGGTACAGCGAATGAACATTGTAGCACCATTGATCGCAAAGGGCAAGGCCTATATTCCCGAAGACCCAAACATCCCCGGCGAGCTGGCTCCGTGGACAAAGCGGTTCATGCGGCAGGTGTGCTCGTTCCCAGAAAGTGGTGGCCATGACGACTATGTGGATTCTTTGTCACAGGCACTGCGCGTGCTGCGCGACTCTGGGTGGGTGCAGCTAGACCCGCTGCCTATGCGGGACTACGAGTACGCAGACGACCGCAGGAAGCGAGTAAACCCGTACTCAGCCTAGCGGGGCGGTAAGCTGGGCAATATTGGATAGTTGTAAGTAGGCCAACATCACAACAAAAATAATGCTCAATCCGATCAAGTCACCGCGAGAGATGCTGCTACAGGCAGCAGGCGTTCCTGCAATGGCCACTGGCGGACAGACAGGCAACACGGGCGTGCCGTTTAACAGGGCACTGGCCAAGTTTAAGACGCTGTTCAACCGAGCACCAAACGCGGACGAGATGGCGCAGATCGAGGCGCACGCGCACAAGCACGTCCAAGGTCTGAGAGACGGCGGCACGCCGTCAAACTTAAAAGCTGGGCTGGCAAAAGCAAAGTCATACGCAGTACCCGCGGCGATGTCGTTGCCGATCATATACGATATGTACGACAAAATAAAAAGTAAAGACTATCCGGGGCTGCAGGAGAGCTTGCTCGGCCTTGCAGGAAACTATGCGTTTCCGCATCCNNTAGCTATGGTCTTTAACCCGTTTGAAGTGCATGGGGCTGGCGAAGGCGAAAACGAAGCCTTGGCACTTAGACGGAAGACAAACCCGTATCAGGTACTAGACCCAACTAAGTTTTCCGACGGGATAATTCCTTCATTGGATGCAAGAACGCATAGCGTAATTCCTGATAGAGAAAACAGAAACGATCTTTCTCTTGCGTACAATACAAACCCAGCGTCACCCACTATGTTAGCAAAATATAAACTTGATCCGTACGAAGGTGTTACCATGGGCAAGAACTGGGAAATACCTGCGAGTTTGTATCACACGCAAGGCACGCCGTTTGATCAGGGCGCGTTAGAAAAAAGAATCCACTCATACATTCCGGGCATGTCTTCGTTCGACAACCTCGACTAACAAATAACTTATGGCACTGTCAAAACTCCCAATACAGCGTGGCGCTAATCTGGCAAGCCTCGGCAAAGACCGAGAAATCCAGAAGGGCGAGGCGCAGGAAGAAGAAGTACGTAGCCTTGAGGCGTCGCTAGGGCTGGAGGACGACGAGGACAGCAACGTAGAGGAAGAGCTGATCGAGATGGATGACGGCTCTGTCGTCATCAACTACAAGGACACGAAGGGTCCGTCCGACGAGCCAGAGTTCTACGAGAACTTGGCAGAGACACTGGACGAGGACGTTCTGGATTTTCTGGCCGACCAGTATCTGGAGTACGTGGACATTGACCGCGAGGCTCGCAAGGACCGAGACAAGCAGTACGAGGATGGCCTGCGCCGCACCGGCTTGGGTAAAGACGCGCCGGGTGGTGCGACATTCGACGGAGCCAGCAAGGTGGTTCACCCCGTCATGGCGGAGGCGTGCGTAGACTTTGCGGCATCCAGTGCCAAGGAGCTGCTGCCTGCTGACGGCATGGTGAAGTCCGAGGTCAAGGGCGACGCGGACAACGCGCGCATTCGTGAGTCCCAGCAAAAAGTGGACTTCATGAACTGGCAGCTGACCGAACAGATTCCAGAGTACCGCGACGAGATGGAGCAGCTGCTGACGCAGTTGCCGCTTGGTGGTTCGCAGTACCTGAAGTGGCGATACGACGGCGAGCAAAAGCGTCCGATCTGTGAGTGGATTCCAATCGACAACATGCTGCTGCCGTACGCGGCAACAAACTTCTACACCGCGCAGCGCGCGATTGAGATTCAGGACATTACCGAGGACATCTACAAGCAGCGTATTGATCAGGGTATCTACCGCGATCTGGATAACGCGCAGTACATCTCGGCGATTACGCAGGACGACATGACGCAGGCCAAGAAGGCCAACGACAAGATCGAGGGCGTAAGCGTCCCGTCAGTAAACATCGACGGCATCCGCCGCGTCTACGAGATCACCTGCTTTGAGCGGCTCGATGACGACGAGGAGACCAGCGGCAAGCGTGCGCCATACATCCTGACAATTGACGAGTCAAGCGGCAAGGTACTGGCACTTTACAGGAACTGGGAATATGGCGACGAGAAACTCACCAAACTGGATTGGACGGTCGAGTACAAGTTTATCCCTTGGCGCGGGGCTTACGCTATCGGTCTGCCTCACCTTATTGGCGGTCTTACTGCTGCCCTTACGGGTTCTCTGCGCGCTCTACTTGACGCTGCTCACATTAACAACAGCCAGACGATGCTCAAACTTAAGGGCGGTCGCATGTCTGGCCAGTCTGATCGGATTGAGCCGACGCAGGTCATCGAAGTAGAGGGNGCACCGGGCGTTGATGACGTCCGCAAGCTGGCCATGCCGCTGCCGTTTAACCCACCGTCGAGCGTATTGTTCGACCTGCTAGGTTGGCTGACCGCCGCGGCCAAGGGTGTTGTGACCACATCCGAAGAAAAAATCAACGACATCAACGCAAACGCGCCGGTTGGCACGACTCAGGCATTGATTGAGCAGGGCGCGAAGGTATTTTCAAGCATTCACGCTCGTTTGCACCGCTCACAGGCCAAGTCGCTGAAGATTTTGTCCCGAATCAATCACTGGTACCTCGAAGAAATGGACAATTTGTCCGGTACCGAGATTGAAATCCGCTATTTTGCGGAAAATAACGACATTCGTCCGGTTTCTGACCCAAATATCTTCTCAGAAACCCAGAGACTGGCTCAAAACCAAGCACTTTTGCAGATGGCGACCTCTGCACCGCCCGGAACCTTCAACATGCACGCGGTTTACAACCGTTTGATGAAGCAGATGCGCATTCCGGCGATCAGCGAGGTACTTCCTAACCCAGACGGCGTAAAAGAGGCCAATCCGGCACTCGAAAACGTCTCAATGGCGATGGGACGGCCTGCAGCGGCTTACCCAGACCAAGACCACATCGCTCACATTCAGGTGCATTTGGGCTTTGCTCAAGACCCTAACTACGGCGGCAGCCCGATGATTGGACCCACGTTCACACCGCACGCGCTGGAGCACATCAAGCAGCACTTGACGCTGCACTACCTGCAATCCATGCGCTCCTATGTCGCTGGCGCGTCAGGCGGCGAGGATAAGATGAAGCTGCACGAGGAGCGTGCGCTGGATCAGGACGCGCAGAAGGCACTGGCCATAGCATCTCAACTGGTCTCGCAGGACTCGCAGCAGACATTTGGTCCGCTGATGCCGGGCATCATGCAAATGGTTCAGAAGACCCAGCAGATGCAGCAGGCACAGCAGGCGCAGATGATGAACCAAGACCCGACGGCGCAGGTTCTGCTGAAAACTCAGATGGCCGAGACAGAGCGCAAGTCGCAGGAGTTTCAGACCAAGCTGCAAAGCGAGATGGCGAAGGCCAAGCAGGACTACGATCTGCGCGTGGCAGAGCTGTCGCAAAAGGTTCAGGAGCTGCAGGCTAAGTACACAACCCAGACCAACATCGACAACCAGCGCAACGCGACAGACATCGCGATGGCGAACATCAACAACGCGGCACGTGAGCGCGTGGCGATGATCACCACCGGCGCACAGATGGATCAGCAACAGATTGAACTAGACCATGAACAAGACATGTCAGCCAGAGAAGCGATTAACGCTTCGAACATGGACATTCGACAGCACGGTCTGGCAATTGAGCAGCAAAACTTCCAAGCACAGGCCAAGCAGGCACAGCAGCAAGCGCAGCAGGACGCACAGTTCAAAGCGCAGATTATGCAAAACCAGCAACAGCACGAGCACGGACTGGAGCAGCAAGCACAGCAGGCACAGATGCAGGCACAGCAGCCAGAACAAGCACCAGAACAACCACCCACTGAGGAATAACTATGGAAAAAGAACTCGGCTTTCGTAAAGCCTACAAGATGACAGGCACGCCGGGCTACGCTGGCGGTCCAGATCAAAAAGTTGAAAAGGGCTCGTCGGGCTCGCACCGCGATAACAACTGGAAAGTTGGCGCGGCGCAGGGCAAGATGGCCAAGGGCAGCAAGGTCGGCCCAGACAAGAACCTGAACGAAGTCGGCGGCGGTAACTTCTATTAATGCGAGCAAGGGCGGTTTACTCTGCCCGTTTGCATTGTTGTAATTATGAAGGACTTAGTTTCTGAAATCGTGGGGCGCTTGAAAAGCG